GAAGTTCTAGTTGATGAATGGACTCGGGTTGAATTTCAGTTGCGTGATGCTCATGCACAAATGGCTGCGTTTCATATTCTAGCTGGGGCGAATGGTCGCGATGATCTCGGAGAATTGATAAAAGGATACCTGCATACATATTTGCAGTTCCGGACAATGACAGGAGATAACAATCTGTCTCGACGATCTATGATTAAATGGTATCGTGATTTCTTAGAAGATATCGAAAGAATTAGTTTAACGAGTGATGCTAAGGATTACACGATTGATCGTGTACAAGAATGGGTTGATAGAAGTGTAACCCCTTCATTATCAACGTTGTTGCTTGCTACTGATGTAGATCCAGATACATTCATCAGTGATATTGTGCGGTCTGGCTTTGGGCGGTTAGACAGCAAAAAGAAAAACGCGATCAATTTACACCGTCAAGGATTAGGGCTTAATCCTTTAACAGACGATGAAATTGACCAACGTTTATTGTCATTCCTTAATTAATAACCTATCTATCTAGTATTCTAACGTCTATCTTTCTGTTATTCAAATACAAATATTTTAAACGATAAGGCAATGATTTAAAAAACTACTCGAAAGGGTAGTTTTTTTGTTTGTAATTTAATAATTACTATGTAATAATAAAATTACAAAGTAAACAATTCCCTCAACAGTATTGTTTGTAATTTTCCAAAAAAATTAAAGGGTGGTTAAATCATGGAATTTGTTTTGACTGAAGTAAAGTTCTTAGAAAAGAAAAATCTTAATGCGAAACGTACTGGTAATCCTTTCTCATTGGTCACGATCTTTGATGAAAAAACATATACGAAAGTTGATTTGTTCGTAAATGATTCTTTCGATGAAACTTCTGTTCAAAAAGGTGAAGTAGTCGATTTAGTTTGTCGCTTATCAGATAAAGGCAACATTTCAGTAATTGGAGTAAAGTAATCAAATGGCTACAAATACCACGCAAGAAAACCTCGATACAACCTCTACAGAAGAAAACCCCGATACAAATTCTACAGAAGAAGTACCTCCCTCTGCTGAAACAGAATTAGATCCAGACTCTCCTCCAGTTGGACACCGGAACAAGTAGATCAGTTGCTTGAAGTCCTTAACAAGATTTCAAGCAATCAGGATCTTTCTAAAGAAACCCTCGATGAAATGTCAAAATCCCTCAAACCTCAAGAATCCTATTACAAGCAGTTCGATATTCTCACAAAAGAAGAATATGATATTAAACTCGCTAAAGAGTTAGAAGCACAAAAAGTTGTAGATCAAGAGCAACAAAAAGCATTAGAAGATAATGCGAAGCTCATGCAACAAAGGCATAAAGAAATCATCGAAGCGTTGGAGCAGGTAAAAGAATCTTCTTCCAGTGGTGTCACTACGACGTTGTCACAAGACTTTAAGGATTTTTCAGAACAGAATGCCAAGCAAACGGAAGATTTGAACATTTTCATGTGGGTAGCATTTTCAATCTTGTTGATGATCGTGGCGTTTAAATCGCTTATGGGAAGGATTCAAAGTCTATGATTACTACGGATCAATATATATTTATCGGTGGAATGCTTTTGGTTTATTTATTGGGTGTTTGGTCAATTGATAAATTTATTTACTTATTCTTTAGAAGGAACTGATTAGATGTTTGAAATCGACTTAAAAGACTATTGGGAAATCATCTGTATAGTGGCTGCGTGTGTCACGATTGTTCCTTGGATGTTTGGTTTCGCCATTAACTTTTTCATTCGAATGATGGTCAAATGATAGTTCGTATTTTTCATTGGAGAAACTCGAGACTCCAAAAAGAATACGAATTACATATGACTTCAGGAGGTGAAATAAAATGACTGAAATGCTTACAGGCATCGTTTCAGAGATCACTGGTTCTGTTACTGACGTCTTGCCAATCGTTGGTGGACTTATCGGAACAGTTGCGGCAATCTTCTTCGGCTTCAAGTTCTTCAAAAAACTTACCGGAGCACGTACTTCTTAATAGCAATCATAAAAAGCCCTCCCTGCTAAGGGTGGGCTTTTATTAATGGGGTGACTAATGGATAACAAGCTGTATAAGAAGATATTACTTAGTTTACTGTCCTTGTTTCTTATCATAGGTTGCGTAACCTACCAACCACAAAAAGCAGATGCGATTGTGGGAAAGGTCGCTAGTTATGCGGCAAAAAAAGCGGCTGTTTGGGTAGCAAAAGAAACTGCTGAAGAAAGTATCCAGAAGATACTTAAGAAGAAAATCGACATCGGTGATCCATTGTTTCAAAAATACATTAGTCGAGTAGACTATGACCTTGTGCAATTAGACGGTAAAACTTTTTTAATGCGGAATAATCTTGGTACTGCAGAAAAGAAGGCACTCGGTGATCAGATAGGAAAAGTTGTAGACCGTATGATGTACGGTGAAAACGCGGCATGGTTATCATGGGTGGACTGGTGGTCAATCGGTCCAATGTTGTTAATCGGTAACGTCATTTATTCCGAAATGACCGATGAGAACTACAGTTTTATCAATGATGTATTGATGCAAGCATTGATTGATCTTGGTTTCTTGCAAGAACCGGAATCGAACTTTACTGACTCTGAAACTAAAGAACCAATCCAACATTATGATACTCCACCACCTACAAAAGAACCTTTGAAAAATTTGAATTATAACGGCATGTTTACGAGTCAACAAGACTCTGGCAATAATGCACAAAATATCCCTATTAAACAATATCAAACACCATTTGCACCTTATTCGACGTTCGTTGTCGAAATAGTTCCTAACGCTCCAGTTGTCAATGTGACAGATTCTCTTAACCCAATATTGTTTTATACCGAATTAAGCGGTAAGAAGTCTATGGAATTTGATTTGAACAATTCTAAGGCTTTCCGTAATAGTCATGGTTCTTGGTTAGACCCTATTGAGGTGTATCGAGGTAATGAAAAGATTGGTACAGACGAAAGCAGAAATTTAGGAAGATATATTCCTCTCGAACATTTGAAAAAAATGAATCGTTATATTCAATCCTATGATAGTAGTAAAAATCAATCTAGTTTGCTTCTTCAAAGTACGGTTGACGTTACTGTACCGATCTACAAAGTGATGATAAAAGGATCTATAAATCCTAGACAAAGTTACGTCTCGGATATAGGGATTGCAACTTATCCTTCAGATGAATTAGCAAGGGTCGGTTATAAAGTCTACTGGGATTACTTTACGGATCGAATCATTACACCACCTTCATCGAGACCGGCTCCACAACTGAAAGAAGTGAAGCCAAGTAATCCAAAAGATTATGTAAGTGGTCCTGTCATCAACAATAACCCTAATACAGGTAAGCCAACTATGGCGATTCCTACGACGGTAATTGTACAAGATCCAACGTCTACACCTGTGAAATCAGACCCTGCAGGCGGTATAACGATTACGAAACCAGATGGAACACCTGTCACTGATCCTGAAACGGAATTAGAACCTGTTACAAATGAACCTGTTGTACAACCTAATCCGACTACTTCAGAACCGGAAATCATCGTTAAACCGAATACCCCTCCTGAACCTGCTACCCCACCTAAAACAGACCCACCAACAACAGAAAATCCTGACACTGGAGATCCTGACACTGGAGATCCTGGAACGGAAACACCTCCTACAGATCCAGATGATGAAGATCCTACAAAAGTGAAATGGGATAAGTTGAAAACGATACCTACTTTCATGACAACACGTTTCCCGTTTAGCTTGCCTTGGGATATCGGAAGATTTTTAGATGCTGTGTTTCCTGATGTAACTGCGATATCAGAACTGTCCTATGAATTTCCTGAT